AAAAAAGATACTCATTAAGCAAATTAAAGATGGCGATTATTAATCACTCAAAAGCCCTAAGCAGTATTCAAATTAAAAATGATACTCATTTTATATTTGGTAGCTTAGACCCCTCAATGAAGGAAAAAGAAAAACTTAAACTTGCTATTAAGTCTTTTAATACATATTTTAAAGCTATTGGTCAAGAAAAACCTGAAGTACTATTTAATTGGAGAAAGGTATCAGAAGAGAGTCAATGGGTACTAACAGATGATTTAAGAATAATGCAAGTTCTTAAGCTAACACTAAAAGGTACTCGTACTGATAGCAGTGCTTCTTATAATAAGGGTGTTGTTAGGTTTTGTAATGCTACCTTTCCTATAAATGAGGGTGTTTTTCTTGATAGTGAGCTATATGAGGAAAGGGATAGATACAGAATAACTAACAAGAATGTAGAGTATGATAAGAGGTTAAAAGAAAGGGATAAGCCAACCTTTAAAGAAGAAAGATTTGTTTCGTATATTGCTCACGGGAAAGACCCTGCTGAAGCATATATGAAGTCATTTAGTACAAAAAACAAAGATTACGCCAAGATGTCTGGTAATAGGTTACTTTCACAGGAGAGAATAAGAGAGTCTGTTAATTCTAAAGTAGAGAAGTTGATGGATGAAGAGGGTGTATCTAAAAGATACATTCTTCAATCATACAAAGATTTGATAGATCAAGGTCTTATGAATATAGAAGATTGTGGTTCTGCTGTTAGAGGAGCGCTACAAGACCTTTCTAAAATGCAAGCTATGTTTCCCGAAAAGAATACTGAAAGGGCTAATGTTTCAGGTGTATTTGAGGAGATACCAGATGCTGAAATTGAAGAAATAGAAAATACCGAACAAAGAATGATTTCAAATGAAGGGTATAATGCAACGCTCGATGGAGTCTCCACAGGCAGTAGGAATGAAAGTAGTGATATGGAAGAAGATGATCTTCTCGGTGGATATGATAATTAACGATTGTAAAAATACTGTATCTGATAGTTTTATGAAACAAATAAAAAAAGATTATATTGAATCAGGATATAGTAGTTGCCATTATTTTGAAATTGATAATTGTGGAATTTTCTGTCCAGTAGGTATGAACTAATGGCTAATATACATATAGGAAACATATCTAAAAAAGAAAGGGTTCTTATCAATTCAATGAAGAGTCCTATTAATTTTGGACAGTTGTTTCTTCCGAAAGATTTTAGAAAAGATACTGCTTCTTTTTATCATTATGAAGTAGCAAACTTGATGGATAACAAGTTTAATTTAAAGCCAACTATTTTTATGTTGCCTCGTGGTCATGCTAAAACAAAGCTTACACAAGCCTCTATATTAAAAGATGTTACTACTTATGAATACGATGATGGAATAGTAAAAGAGCCTTTCTATGTTTGGGTTGCGCAGAATAAAACCCAGTCAATGCGTAACGTTAACTTTATTAAACAGCATATAGAAACAAATTCTAGGCTACGTTATTATTTTGGTGATTTAAAAGGAACTGGTAAATGGACTCAGGAGGAGCTTGATTTTAAGAATAAAGCATCTCTTATATGTAGAGCTGGTATTCACGGTATTAGGGGATTGCTTAAGGATTATTTAAGACCTAACAGATTTGTTCTTGATGATTTTGAATATGAGGGTAATGTAAAGACACAGCATAGTAGAGATATGAATAGTGCTACTGTTACAAGTGTTATTTTACCTGCATTAGACCCTGAAATAGGAAGATTACAAATAAACCAAACGCCAGTACACTATGACTCTTTTATTGTGCGCATTGCAGATGCTCTAAATGACCATCTTAAAGAAGGGGGTTCGCCTGAAGAATTTCAATGGATTGTATATAAGAAAGCAACGTCTATTGAGAATCCATTATGGCCAGAGTATTTTGACAAAAAGAAATTATATAAGACAAAACAAACTCTAAGACAAGCAGGTGAACTCCATAAGTGGTACCAAGAGTACGAGATGGAGGTTACCTCTTCAGAAACGTCATTGTTCGGAGAAAAAGTAATAAAGTATTGGGATGGTCATTTAGTGAAAGAAAATGGAAATTCATTTCTTGTAATTGAAAAATTAAATGGTAAGGTTCTTAATGAAACTAAAAAGGTATTTGTTTATACATTTATTGGATGCGACCCTGCTAGTGATATAGAAACCAGAACATCTTCCTACACAGCGTTTGTTACTATTGCCGTTGATTATGATGATAATACATATCTTGTTGATGAGTATAGAAGCAAAAATATGCCAGATATTGCACTTGATGGTGATGAAGATGAATTTGGTATAGCAAACAATGTATTAAAGAAAGGTCAGTTCTTTAATATAAGAAGAGCTGGTGTTGAGAAACACGCAATAAGTAGCGGTGTTTTTAATGGAATAAAAGCACTTAAAAAGAAACATGGTTATTATAGAAAAATAGCCGTTACTCCTCTTTCTCATGAGGGAATACCTAAACTTGATAGAATTTATAATGGACTGATAAATAAGTTTAGCAATGGTCAAATACTCATAAAAGAAAATCATTCAGCAATAGAAAAAGAGATAAAGCAATTTGGTGAATATTCCAAAACTCTTGATTTATTAGATGCTTTAGAAATGGCTGAAAGGGTTGCTTACAGACCAAAAGAAAGAGTTGAGGAGAAAAAGAAACCAGCTACCGACCCATGGGAAGTAGATAAATTTTATAATTCAGAACAATACCAAAACTGGAAAACAGTATGAAGGAATCAGTAAAAAAATGTCATAGTCTATTTAATAGAGGGAACACAAGGGGAAGAGATTCTTGGAGAGCCTCTTCTGAACGAGGGTACTCTTTCTTTCTTGGAAATCAGCTAACAAAAGATGAATACAATGAGCTGAAAGAAAAGAAAATGCCAACGTTTATAGTAAACAAAATGACTCCACAGATTGAGTTGATGGTTTACTTTTTAACAGCGAGATCACCTAGATGGCAAGCTGTTGGTTTTGATGGTACAGATAGCGAAGTAGCGCAGCTTCATGCTAAGGTTGCTCAATATATATGGAAGATAAGTAATGGAGGTACTCTATTCGCACAGGTGGTTAGGGATTCTCTAACAAAATCTATTGGATATGTATCAGTAGGTATTGACCCAAATAAAGATAATGGAATGGGAGAAGTAGTTCTTGATACCTTAGAACCATGGGATGTATATGTTGACCCAGCTAGTAGAAATCCTTTCTTTACAGATGCTTCATGGATATTAGTATCTAAAGAAAAAACAATGGAAAGCGTACTACTTGATTTTCCTGAATTAACAAAAGATAAAATAAGAAAGAATGCTGGATTAGAGGCTTCTGATTCAATGAGGGTTGATTTTGAAACACCAACTCCGCAGCATACTTATGATGTTGATGAAAAGCCAAATGCAGAAGGAGAAGATAACGAAATAGTAAGATACTATGAACTGTATCAGAGAACAAGGGAAAGATACTATAATGTTTTCTACAAAAAAGCAGATAAAGAAGGAGCAAAGGTAGTTAATAGAGTAGTTACTGAAAAAGAATACAAGAGATTATCAGAACTTGATGAGTTTAAAAAGAGGCTTGTTGATTCTGTTGATTTCTATAAAGATAAATGGGTTAGAACAAGAATAATTGGAGAGCTTGAGATAGAAAACAAAACTAAGCTTCCAGGCAATAGCTGTCCTATTATTCCTCTTTGTTACAGGCATACTGGTAACCCATTTCCAATGTCTGCTGCTATGGATTTAGTTGGAAAGCAAGAAGAGATAAACAAATCTCATCAGATAATGATTCACCACGCCAACTTATCTTCTGTTCCTAGATACATGGCAGAAGAAGGTTCAATATCTGACCCAAAAGAGTTTGAGAAGAAGCAATCTACTCCAGGCTCTGTATCTACTTATAATCCTGATAGTCAAGGCAATCCACCAACACAAATTCATCCATTACCACTTAATTCTGCATTTTATAATATTAGCAGAGAAGGTGTAAGTGATATGGAGTATCTTAGCGGTATGTCTGGTTATATGATGGGGCAAGGTGATTATAGCGGTAGGGAACCATATAGAGGATTACTGGCTATAGATGATTTTGGTACTAGGAGAATTAGAGGATTTGCCAATAACAATATAAATGAGTTTCTTAATAGAGCAGGAACAGTATGTGATGAATATGCTAGATACCTATATTCTACCGAGAAAACAATTCAGATAGTTTCTCCTGAAGACCCTGAATCAGTAGAAGTATTTCATCTTAATAAGATAGGAGAAGAAGAGCTTACTAAGTTTTATGATGACGCATCTACCAATTATGATCTTACATTTGTATCGGGTTCTACACTTCTTGTAAACAGATGGGCGGAGCTTCAAGAGTACATGGGATTATATGAGAAGGGTATAATTGATTCTGAAACAGTATTGTATAAAACCGATCTTCCTAATAAGAAGGAGATAATGAAGAAGATTAGTAAATTACAAAAGCTTTCTTCTCAGGCTGAACAATTATCTCAACAACTTGAAGAGTTGTCTAGCAGAAATAAAACTCTTGAAGATCAAGTAGTAGCTGCTAAGCTTCAAACTAGAATTGCTAAGGGAGAAGGTGAAATAAAAGCAGAAGAAGAGGCATTTATAGCAGAGATGAAGCAAGCTATAAGAGAGGCTAAACAGCAAGGCAAGAACATTGAGAAGTCAGTTAATCTCAAATTAAGAGAGATGGAGCTGGACACAAAAGAAAACAAACAAGAGTAAAACACTAACAAAAAAACACTTGAATTAAATAAAAGGTATCTATATTATGTCAGAGAAAGCTACACTATCTTCTTCCGTTAATTTTGACTCGGAACTTGAAGAAACGCAACAGGAACCTGAGTCTCAACAACAAGAGACAAAAGGTGAAGGCTCAAAACAGGAACAGAGCAAAAGTGATGAAGAAGTAAGAACGCAAGAAAGCACAGCAGATGAGTACGATATAAGCGATTCTGCTATTGTTCTTTTTGAAGATGAAGATAACATTTTTACTTCAGAAGGAACTATTCCAAAATCTTCTATTGAAAAGAAGGATAATTCGGATAGTAATGATAATCCCGAACCCGAAGAAATAAAAGACAAGATTTTTGGTAAATTTGAATCTGTTGATGATCTGAAGAAATCCTATAAAGAGCTTGAGAAAAAGTTAGGCTCTCAGGGAGAAGCAGTCAAGCAGCTAAAAGATTTAGAGCCAGTATTGCCACTCATGGAAGCAATGCTAAATGACCCTAATTTCCTTGATGTTGCAGATGATTACTTCAGTAACCCTGAAACTCAAAAAGAAGCAATTCGTAAGAGTTTAGGATTAGATGAAGACTACGAGTTTAATCTTGAAAATGCTTTGTCAGACCCTAAAAGTCCTGACGCTAAAGTATTAGAAAAGTTGACTAGTCGTCAACAACAGCCAGCAAAGAAACAAACTAAACCAAAAACAGAAGAACCTAAAATATCAGAAGAGAAGAAAAAGGGTTTCATGGAAAAGTACGATTTAAAAGAAGAATCGTACAATGAAATGCTTGAAAAAGCCAAAGACTACGAAATAACTTTAGATGATATTTACTTTTTAATGAATAAAGATAAAATCTTATCAGATAGAGAAGAAAAAGCTCAAGCTGAAATTAAAAAGCAAATGAAAAAAGCTAAAGAAGTTGGTAGATCAGCGGCAAACTCCGGTGGCAGTCCTGAAAAATCTCCAGAAGATTCATTTATGGACGCTATTGGCTCTTCGGGTGGCGGGTTATTCGATTAATAAATCATTATTATGCCTAATCTAATTAAATTATTGGGTTTGAGCCATACAGGTCATCTGACCGATACTGGTGAGATTCCACAGAACGAACTAAGACGAAAGTTTAATTTGGGTTCAAATAGACTTTCATCATTGTCTCCATCTAGAGACCCATTCTTTACCATTGTATCAAAAATGCGTAAAGATAATACTGATGACTCTGAATTCAAACGACTTGAGGAGCGTGAAACATGGCATCGTCGTTACTTTTATGTAATGGGCGGTGGTGATATTGCGTCAGTTGCAGGAACTACTGGTTTTTCCAAAGCAGTTTGGGATGGATTTGTAGAGAAGGATGCTGCTAATGGAATTAGCGCATTAGAAGTAACTACTGATTACGATGTAAAAGGTAGATTCACTCATCAATCACTTCAAGGAAACAATGATATTTTTGATAAATTAGCAGGAAAGCCACATTTTCTGTTTAATAATCAAATTATCCGTATTCCAGTATCAGCATTAACAGATTCAAATGTTGTTGTATGGTCTGATACAATGATTGTTAAGATCGTTTCCAACCCAGTTGATGTAAGTGGTGAAGATGGTCGAGTTAAGTTCGATGCAATAATCATTAAAAAACCCTCAACAGCAATTCCAGCAAATGGGGTAGTTGTTGTTGGTGGTGCAAAAACTGGTGCAGATGCTACTACATCTACTTCTGGTGATGTTCTTATTCCAATGCGGGATATGCAAACACCAGTAACAGCACAGACAAAGCGAAGAGAAGATCGTTGTCAGGTTGTTGGTAGTAGCTACACTGAAGCAAGTGGATTGCCAAACACCACTTACGAGAATAAACTCAGTGATACATTTGGATACACTCAGATCTTTAAGACTGATTTAAGTATCTCAAATACAGCATATGCAACTATGCTGAAGTATCGTCCTAACGAATACAAAGATCGTTGGAGAAAGACACTTTTACAGCATAAGAGAGACATTACTCTTGCTGGTTTTTGGAGTGTACTTTCCAAAATGGATGAAGATGGTAAATTGAAGCGTACAACTCAGGGAATGATTGATTTTATTCTCAACAATGGGTTTGTATTTACGCTTGATGCTGATAAAGATTATGATGGATTCCTTGAGGATTTGTCAGAGTTTTACCATCCTGAAATAGCACAGGAAAATGGTCATCTTTTCCATGTTGATACAGCCACATTCAACTGGTTCAATCGTTTGAATAGCGGTTTCATGCACAATACCTTTAATGGTAAGTCTTATTACTCAGTAAACTTGCAGTTCATGGGTATGAAGAAGTTTCAAGGCTTCCATATCATGGAATTTTCAACTCCTCACGGAACATTGAGAATGACAAAAGATGTAAACCTTGATGGTACAGGTATCAGAATCGTTGGTGTTGATTACAACAACGTGTTCTACCGCCCATTAGTTGGTAATAGTCTCAATCGAGATACTACCATCTACATGAAAGTAAAAGACATTGCTCATACTGGTGATGACTATAGAACTGATCTTGTACAGTCAGAAGTTGGTTACGATTTCCGACATGGTGAAACATTTGCTATTTGGAAGTAATGAGCCTGTATAGTAAAATACTATCCTTATCTCCAGGAATAGAAAAGGAGGATGCTTTATCTTTTTTAGAGCGAGCATCCTCTCTCTTTCTATCTTCTCTACCAGAAAAGACTGCTAGTAAATTTTTTAAGCAGTTTGAAGTAGATAATACTGGAATTGAATGCGGTAATAGGTATTCATTTGTTATAAGAGGAAACTATCAGTGTAGAAAAATAAGACTAGATTTAGCAAATTTAGCAAAGGATGAGAATAGTGTATATGGAGTTGACAAGTATGATCCTGTATATTATTTTAAAGATGGAAATCTTTTTGTATTTCCTGAACCAACAGAGAAAGAAAAAGCGTTTGTTTCAAAATTCCCATCTATTAGTATAGATAAGGACAATCCACCTGAAACAATACCCAATATTCCTAATGAAGCAGAGCCAATCATAATATATTATGCTTCTTTCTTTTCAAACCTAAAGAAAGCACAACAGGATAGAATAGAAGCCTCTGGATTAACAAACAATATAGATTCATTGATGAACGATTTCAATGATTCTTTACCTAATAAAATAGAAGAAGTTAGTTTTGAATTTTCAATACAAGCTCCTGAGAAGCCAGATATTCAGAATCTTGTATCGGAAATAGATACTGAAATTGATTTACCTTCATTTGATCTAGAATTTAGTACAGATGAAATTCCAAAGTATGAGCCTACAACTGCAATAGAGCCCAATGTTGATTTATCTGAATCAGAAAACGCTCTTCAAAATGCTAAAGATTTTATAGGTTCTATTGGTGATGGTTCTACACAGGAAATACCCGAAGGTGCTTATTGGTTAGATGATGAAGATCCCGAAATGGTATCTTCTTCTGTTCAGTTAGCAGCTCAAGAAGTAAATAGGGCTAATGGTTATAGTAATTCTCAATTACAAGCACTAAAAGCCTATGAACAATCAATAAATAATAAATTTGCTGAATTTAAGGCTTCTATTTCTGCTTATTCTGCAGATATTGATGCTAGGGTAACTAAGCTTAAAGGTAATATAGAGAAATTTAGTGCTGAATTAAACTATGTTATGTCTAAAGCCGATATTGAACTAAAGAAGGAGTATCAAAAAGTTAAAACAGACCTTGATGTTTACATGGCAGAACTTAATGCTTTCAAAACTATTGTTTCTTCTGAAATACAAGAGTATCAATTAGAAATACAGCAAAAGATACAGATATTTGGTTCTAATCTTAACAAAGCATCATCAATACTTCAATCAATAAATTCTATATCAACAAAGTTTCAGCTATTATCAACTAGCTATCAATTCTCAATATCAGAAGCAGAAAGAATGTACAAAATATACATTCAAGAATTTAAAAACTATATAGGTGCAGATGATGCGAATGGAAGACTTATTCCTGACAGTAGAAAGAGATAAATCTCTTGGAAGGATTGATAGAAAAAGCTCTATTGAGCATGTAAATGATGCTTTATTGGAAATTAACAAGGCTACTTCTAAGTCATATGAAGAAATAGTTGAAGATTTTGATGAACAATTTATTGAGTTATCGTATATACCAATAAAAATTAATGAAGTTTCTATTGGCAGTGATGATAATTTTACAACTCTAAATAAAATGCGCCATGCTTCCAGAGCAGTTAAACAATTTGAAGAATAGGCATCGTTATGAAGTAGATTCTGAGGGAAATATCATAATCTATAAACATGATGGTGAAAAGTTTGTAAGATTATTTGATCTTGATGAATTGGGAGATATACAAATACTTGTATCTTATCAGGGGTATTCTCAAGTTGAAAGCTTGGATGATGAGATTGATCTTCATCCTTCTTACCATTCAGCTCTTGTGTATTATGTAAGAGCAAAATGTTTTCTTGAAGAAGGAGATATAGAAAAGCATGAGTACTACATGAACCTATTTGATAATACTCTTAGAAGAAGAATAGTAGCAAAAAGAGACATTCAGGTTGAAGCTTCTGATTATTCATTGTTATGAGAATACCAACAATAGACATACCGATATTTGATAATGCTTTTGAAATACACATAGAGCTTGAGTCAACTCTTCCAGCTAATCATTATTTAGCTCTTTATATTAAAGATAAGAAAGCTACCGAAAACATAGTATGTCCAAACTCAACAGGAACAGATGAGCAAAAATTACAGTGGGATACTTATTTTTCAGAAGAAGAAACTGAAAAAGGTACAGAACTTCCATTTATAATTGATGGTGTATCATTGTATGAAATAGCTAGTGTTGTAAAGAAAAAGTATTATCTTCAATTTGCTCTTTACGATGGTCAAGCAGATAAAAGACTAGAAACTGTTCAGCCTGGTAAAATAAGACTTGTTAGTGAGATAAAACAATGAGACATTTAAGGAAAAAGAATCATGCTTATAAGAATGAAGAAACTCCCTATGGTGGTGGAGCGCCAGTAGTAGTTCTTCCTACATATATAGAGCCTTCTTTTTCTATATCTGTATCTCCTGATGATACAATAAGAAAGGTTGGAGATACACAAGTTTATGATATTACGCCTAATTTTGATAGAGGCTCTATACAGATTGATGGAGCAGAGCAAGATAAAAGGTCTGGTGTTATTTCTAGCTATGGGCTTGATGGTTCTGTTGTAACTGAACCTATATCAAAAAGTATTACAATAGTAGAAGGGGATAATGATATGAGCCTTCAAGTTTTTTATGAAGCTGGACCTCAACCATTAGATAGTTTAGGAAATGAAGTGGATTCTCCATATTCTGCTGGCTCTATCATTAAGTCTAAAACAGTTGAAGGTGTATTGCCAATAGTATCTGTTCCATATGTTGATGGAAGCGAAACAATGGCAGATGTATTAGAAGAAGTAATGCTTGTATCTTATTCTTCCAATAGCTTTTTAATTGAAATAGCCTCAGAAACAGCAGATTTACAAGCAGGTACTGAAAGTAAGTGGAAAATACTTATTCCAAAAGCTCTTTATGATTCATTATCATCTGTTGAGATATTTCAATTTAATAATCTTACAACTCAAGATTATACAAATGATCTTACTGGTAATTTTTCTGTAACTCAACCAGTTTCATTTACTGTTAATGGCACTGCTTATGATTATGTTGAGCTAGAAAATACAGATAATACATTGACATTAAGCAAACTAGATGCAAAAATTAATCTAATATCATAATGGCTTTAGAACTTGCTTTTAATTTAAAGAACAATACAAATCAGCCACTTGATGCTAGTGCTGCCGTACAGAACTATGCCGATCTTAAAGATATTGCTATTGTTAATCCAATTAAACAATACAATGGAAAAATATTTGTTGTATTAAATGACCCAGACTCATCATTGAACGGTAATTATGAGTTATTGGATAAAACAAATAGCACTTCTGATGATGCTTGGCAAAGATTAGGAAGCGGTGGTTCTTCTGCTGGTATTTTTATTACAAATGTTACAGCAGAGACAAGTGGGTTGAATGTTCAAAAAACACTGTTGCCCGACCCAAATGGAGGGGCAGTTTCTTCCATACTAACAGCAGATACATCTGTACGAGTATTTGTTGAGTGGGATAGAGGCGAAGAGTTTCAGGGTTCTCCTACTGTTAATGATGTTGCGGTTACTAATATATCAAAAGTTGGTGGCTCTTATACTGGAGAAGCCGTAATTGATATAACTGGATTATCATCTATTGATGCCGTTCTTGATGGATTTACCTATACTGTTAATATAGCAGTTGATGATGCCCCAGAAGTTTTAAATATATCTTTTGGTTCAATGCCTGGAACACAAACAGCACTAAAAGCTGGAGATACTATTGATGTAACAGTTGATGTTGATATAGATTTTACATCTTTAGAGATAAAAGATTCAGGACTTTTTGGCTCTCAAACTATTGAAAATATAGTATCTGATGATAATGGGTCTGGTGGATTTCAAACAACAGTAACGCTTACGGTTGCTAATAGATCAATTACAACAACTCAACTACAAACGGCAACAATAGCAGCAGTTAGTAATGCTGGTTCAACTGGTCCAGATCTTGAATCACTTGGAATAAATTATAATAATGCTGTTCCTTCAATGAGTGGTATATCTATTGATTATCCAATAACTCAGGGAGCTATTAAAAGTGGCGAAAGTGCTGATATTTCTTATACAGTTGCTAATACAGATTCTATAAATGCCGTTGCTTTGCAAGACGTAATAATTAATAATGTAAGCAATGCAGAGACAAATGTAACTTATTCTAGTGGTTCATATAATGTATCTACAAACAACGTTAGGTTTGATTTAACAAAGAATGAAAATGGAGCTACTGCTTCTTATACTGCTGTTGTTAAAATTGCAAATGCTACTCCATCTATCATATCAAGCAATGTTGTTACTGTAAGAAGTGGAGAGACAAAGAATATTCCTACTGAATTTGATCAGATAGTTACAGTAAATTCTTTCAATATTACAAATGGTT